TGTCATTGCAGACGAACTCCGCGCCGGTGGCGAGGTTGATGTAGTGCTGCCCCTTCTTGCCTACCGTTTCGGTGGTGGGGTCGCCCTCCGGGACGGTGATCGTTTCGCTGCCGTTCAGCGCCAGCTCCGTGGCCAGCATCCGGGCCGTCAGGCTGGGGTGGGCCTCCGGGTCTTCGTTGTGGGCAGCCACGGACTTTCCCGCCAGCGCCGGGTGGGCGTTGGGGTCAGCCTCGTGTTTCTTCATGGCGTCCTCGATGGCGCCCATGGTGGCGATCCCCGCGCTGGACACGCTGACCTCCAGCCGCTCCTTGTTGGTGACGGTCAGGACGGCATACAGCTTGAAGGTGTAGAGCTGGTCGGTTTCCGCCGGCACGGTCACGCCCTTGCTGCCGTTTTCGTCCTCCACATCCTCGATGACCATGAGCAGTTTGTCGCGGCCGATAAGCCCCTCCATCTCCCCATCGCCGCCGGCCGCGGCGAAGATGCCGATCCGCTCCAGCTTGTAGGGTTCCGGGTTGCCCAGGCTCGTGACCTGGATGCACACGGTCACACCCTCATCTGTCCTGGTCACGCTCTCGATGGTCAGCGGGTGCGCCCGGCCATCGGGCAGTTCCGTCAGCTCCACCAGGTTGTCCCCAGGATCGCTGACAGAGCCGAATGCGCTGGTGATGGTCAGGAGCCGCCCTGCCGCAAATTCGGTCAGCAGGCTGGTACCGACATCCGTCACCGCCGTTTTAGACCAGCGCGCGATGTTACTCTGTTCCGCCATAGTCTACCTCCTGTAAGTTGATATGGGTCTTTGCTGTTTCTTGCGTTGACGCCACCACACCTTTTGCGTGGGCCCGTGCAGTGGCAGTTAACACCTCATCCATGAGGGGAACGGCCCTGGTCACATAGCACTCCTGCCATGCCCCGGCCACAGCCGCCCGAAGCTGCGCCGTACTCCGTACCGGCGCCCCATCCGGCAGCACGACCTTGGCCCCGAACTCCTCCAGCACCGCTGTCGCGGCCCCCAGGCGGGCAATAGCCGCCCTTCGGATAGCTGGGGTGGACAGATCCACGCCAGCGGAGAAAGCCTCGTAAAGCCCCGTCACGGCCCCTACACGGGCCGTAGCCTTGCGCTGGATGATGGGAGTGGGAAGTTCCAGCCTCGCCGTCACGCTTTCCCACAGGCCCGTCACAGCGCCCACACGGACGCTTGCCGTGGGTTTGATGATGGGAACCGGCACAACGAGCGGAACGTGGACACTTTCCGTCAGGCCCGAAACCCCGGACGCAGCCTTGGCCACGGCTGGCTCGGCCTCTACGAAGTAGGTCACCCCGTCATTGTGGGAACGTAGGCTCTTGTAGAAATTGAGCCGCTCCAGCACCCGGCGCTGTTTATCAGAGTCGATGCTGTCGTTGGTGACGTTGATATCCAGTCTGAAGTGGTACGGCTCCCCGCCGTACTCGAACCACTCCAGCACCTTTGTGTGGGGATAAATCGCTGAGATGGCCATGACCACGGCGGCCTTGGTGCCCAGCAGCTTATGGACGCGCCAGCTGTCCTTCAGCGTCCGCCGCTTTTCCTCCAGGGTGTATTCCGGGTCCCACCAGTCAACCTTGTAGTCGTAGGCCAGGATGTCCAGGAGCGGTTCATCCAGCGTATCGATTGCCGGGTAAATGAGCAGCCGGTCAATTTCCGGCAAGCGGGCAACCAGCACATCAGCGAGGGCTTCGGCCAGGGCCACCACGGACGGATCATTCCGCAGTGCCAGGGGCAGGGTTTCCACCAGGTTCTCTTTGGTGATGCCGTGCTTATTCATCCTCATAGCCCCCGTTCGTGATGGTGACGGTTCCCAGGGCCGCTACCTGCGGCACGGTCTTGTCACCGCCATCCCGGAGGACGGTGAAGGCCGGGGCTGTCAGATCCACCCGCTTGATCCCTGTCTGCATCAGCATATTGATCAGGCGTGAGGGATTGATGTCCCGGCCCAGCTTGGCCTGCTGCCAAGTATTGAATTCGTCCACCGCCATCTGCACCGCCGCCGCGATGTCCGCCGCGCTCCCGGTGCTGCCGGTCTGGGTGTAGTATGTGAAGGCCACATCATAGGTCACGACCTCCGCATCCTCCACAAACACCTGGTCGGTGAGGGGGCGCACCTCGTCGGCGCTGCAGGCAGCCAGCACCGCCCGCTTGACCTCCTCCGTGGCCAGCGTTCCGTCTTCCATCAGCACATAGAGTTTCACCACGCCGGGGGTCGGGGAATTGGCGATCACGTCCGCAATTTCGGTGCTCACCTGCTTGGCGAAAAAGATGTAGCCCCCTCTGGCCCCGGCGCAGCTGTAGGAGTCCATGCTGGCCCGCATCAGCTCGTAGTATTCATCATCGTCCGGCACATTGGAGCCGCCGTCCGTTTCCGTGATGCTGACGCATTCCGAATAGTAATCGTACACATCCACCAGCGTGCTGATTTGGCCGGCGGCATAGCCGTTGCCCACCACGCCAGGGGTCTGGCAGCGTACAATGAGCTCTATGGAGGTTTCCCCGATGGGGATGTATGCGTCGGCCTCTGTTTCCCAGATGAGAGTATTCTTGGCGTCTGTCACCCGCGTCCCGGCGCGGATCAGGATCGCCGTGTCCTGGGCCTCGGAGATAGAGAACCGCACTTTGCAGGTGGCGGCCTTTGCCTCCGGCCGGGAGCCGATATGCGTCAAATCCGCCAGGGCGTCCAGGTTCTCCCCCTCGGCTCTGCTGGGGACATTCTGGTTCCCGGTGTAGTTGTTCAGCACCCGTTCCTGGACGATGATGTTGGCCGCGTACTGGATAAACAGCCGCTCCGGGCTGGCGGGCTGGACGGTGGTCTTGGTGATCTTCTCATAGAGTGCCGTCAAGAGGGCCACCACCTGCCCGGTATCGGTCGGGATGAATTGATGCTCTGTGCTTCTACTCAAGGTTGATTTCCACCTCCACTCTTGGAATCAGCACCCCCGGCTGGGCCGGGTCCTCCGAAAAGGAAACGTCCAGCACGGTGGCCCTTGGCTCCCACCGCTGAATGGCCTCCCGCACCGGGGCCACCATCAGCACCTTCGCCACGGGAGTGGGCTTGTCCAGGAAAGACCAGTCCAGGCCGAAGTCCCGGTACAGGGGGACGGTGCCCATCGGGGTGGAGAGAATGACCGCGATGTTCTGGAGCACGGCGTTTACCGTGTCCTCCTCGTTGAACTGGATTTTCTTCAGATCGGTCGCGGAAACCGTGTAGCTCATTGGCCCTACCCCCTCAAATACTCCTGCAGGCTGACAGAGATGGTGGCGGTGCGTATGTCGCCGTTCCCATAGTGCGCTGTCATCTTCATCTCATGTTTTGTGATGTTCCAGCGGTACTTGCCGTAGCCCTTGGTGCCGATGGTCAGGGGGACGGCCTGTCCGCTGCGCTCGATGTTCCAGATCTTCACCACCTCTGTGACGGGGTCAACCCCCAGTTCCGAGGTCAGGGTGATGTCGAAGGTGATCTTGTCCGGGTCCAGCCCGGTGAATTCTGTGAGGGCATGGGTGAGGTGCCGCTCATGGACGGCATACCGGGCAGAGCCAGACCACACCATGTTGTCCAGCGTCCGCACGGTGGCCTCGGACACCTCGAAAATGATATCGCCCAGACAGCCGATTACTGCCATTCTGCCGCCTCCTTCCTACTGATCCGCCCACTGCTTGAGCTCGGCCAGCGTCCCGATTTCTCCCAGGATGTATCCGTCCCCATTCCAGACGGGGACGTACAGGCAGAGGACTACCGCGTTGACCTTGGGCATCCATGGCTTGATGATAAGCGGGTGTGCGTGTTCTTCGTAGGCGGGATCACCGCTGCCGCCGCCCTTGTACTCCGTCCGCTGGGGGACGTCATAGTCCGGGACGTAGGGGCGGTTCGCCAGAACGTGCAGCAGGCCAGAGGGGAGGTCTGTATCCTGGAACTTCACGCGGGCCACCCGCTTGATGGGATCAGTCCAGGTAACGGTACCGATGCGCACCAGGTTCTCCAGTGCGGTTTCTGTTTCCCGCGTCATCAGTACCCCTCCAATACTCTCCGAAGTTTGATTTGCACCGTGTACCCGGAGCCGTCCACGGTATGCTTTGCCTGGGTGATGATGTACTTACCATCCCAGCCGCCCCAGCCCTCCAGCATCACGGTGACGCCGGCCACGAGGTCGGGGTTTCCGGGCATTGTGAAGGTGGCGGTCTTGGCGTAGCGGTTGTGTTTCCGCAGGAACTTCTCGGCCAGGGCCTTGGCCTCGGCCTTGTCAGCCACCTTTGCCGTGATCTCAAGCTGCTGGTTGTTCTTGGCGTCCGCCTTGTAGTCCTCGACCTTGGCAATGCCCTCGATGCACTTCCCGGTGGAGTCCACATAGCTCACCCGGCAGGAGGAATACTGCGTGTCCGCCGTCCCCACGTTCAGCTTATGCTTGGTGTAGGCTCCGCCGCCCCGCTTGATGGTGAAGACCGCCGCCTTGGACTCGTAGGCCGCCTGATCAAAGAGAACCAGGATGCGGTTCGTGGCCTTCAGCGAGATCCCCGCATTGTGGCACAGCGTTTCCAGGAACTGAATATCGCTGGTCTTCAGCTGCTCCACGCGGGAGTAAAACGGGTCTGACGCCGATTCGTACATACAGACCATGCCATTGGCCCCGGCGATCTCGTTTGCGATGCCGGACAGGGTGTAGTTCTCCCACGCCTTGGACTTCTTGGTCTGCCGCACCTGGGCGGTGAACGGCAGCGACGTCCCCTTGATGTTAATAACATCGGGCGGCCCAGAGGCCGCCACGCTGTCCAATTCGAATTCTCCGCAGGGGAGGATTGCGTCACTTCCGTCCCCCGTCCAGTTCTCCCGGACAATCACTGCGTCCATCTTGAGGCCCTCAGAGGCTGAAACACTGGCCCCGCTGTCCTCGCCGCCGCCCGTCCCCGGAATTTTGAACTGCTGACCGGGGTAGATTAGGTTCGGGTTCTTGATACCGTTCTCCTTGGCAATCTCCTGATAGGTGGTGCCGTACTTCGCGGCGATGCCCGACAGCGTGTCCCCCTTCACCACCGTGTAGACGGTTTCACCGCCCCCGGACGGCTCCGAAGAGGACGATGTGGAGGATGCCGCATCGATGGCGTCGTTCAGCCACTTTTCCTTCCAGACGGAATCCCGGTCATGCACCTGGATCTGAATTTCATCGGTTTCGTCCTCCTCGTTGTCCAGATAGGAAAAGGACTTCAAGTAGGGGCCGATGGATTTAGAGACATCCACCTTGTTAAAGGCGACCTCCACGGCGGTGCGGCGGGCGTTGTTCTTATTGCTCATACCCCACCTTCTTCCAGGGCGGCAGCGAACTGCTGACGCTCTCCTTGACCTCCGGCAGGGTCAGGACGATCCCGGCAGGGAAGATGTAATACTTCCGATACTGAAGGTTGGCGTTCATCAGCTTGTCGGTGTGATCCGTGCTCCCCAGCTGGGCATAGGCGATGCTGTCCCACATATCCCCCTGGACGGTGGTATAGGTCTTTGCCATCAGTAGGCCCTCCTCTTTGCGTCAACGTCAGAGTCCTCCAGGGTGTCCACGACGCGCTCCACGATTTCATCTGCAAAGGAGCGGAGGTCTTGTACCACTTCCGGGGTGGTGTTGCCGTTGAGTTGGAATGTCACCGACACAGGAGCCATGGAGCCCCCGGCTTGCGGCGCCAACATGGCGGATGCGGCGGGCACCGCATTGTTCTGAAGGGATGCCGTCCGGGTTGCGTTCAGCACCTTCTCCCCACCGTTGAAGTAGACCAGCTCCGGGCCCTCCTCGCCCACCAGCGCAAGGCCGGGGGCTGCGTTCTCGGTGCCGCTGGCGTACATGGGTACACTGCTGTTGGCGGCATACGCGCTATTGCTGTAGGAGGGTGTCCCCAGGGCGTTGGATGCGGCGCGGGCGAGGTCTTGGTATGCGGCCTTCACCTGCGGGAGCATATCGTTCGCCGCATTGATGTAACCCTGGATGGTGGCCCGGCCCGCTGCCGTTGCCTCGTCCCCCAGATCCATGGCCTCGATGTCCGCAGCCAGTTCGGTCTGAAGCTCATCCATGGTTTCCGTGAAGTCGGTCTTCAGCTCGGCCACACTCCCGGCGGCGGCCTCCTGCTCCTTCTGGAGAGCCTGCCAGTTGGCAACCATGGTAGCCAGTTCCTCATCCGTGGCGTTGGCCATGCCGGCGACCGCGTTCACGCTGTCCTCGCTGCCATCGGCAAAGCTGGCGATCACATCGCTCAGGCCCTCAATGTCCGCGCTGCGCTCGGTCAGGGACTGAAGATTGGAGTTGTAGTCCTGCCAGTAGGTGATCTGGCTCTCCAGGGCATTGTTGATGCTCCCGGCACTGGTTTCAACCACATCCGCCGCCTCGTCCCAAAGGGCATACTGCCCGGAGATGGAATCCAGCGCGGCCGCATAAGCCTCGTTGTAGGACTCCACCAGCGCGGCGACCTGTTCGGCGGTATCACCGATGACCGCATTCAGCTCCTCGGTCTGCGCTGCGGCTGCGGCCTCTGCCTCGGTCTGTTCTTCAGTGGCCCCGGTAAGCTGGGCAACCGCCTCCTCGGCACTCTCGATTTCAGCCTCGGCAGCGGCGACGGCCTCGGCATCCGCATCGATGGCTTTGTTGAGGTTCTTGATTTCCCGCTCTGCGGTGTAGATTTCATCGTTATAGCCATAGAGGGCGTTTTCCAGGTCATAGTATTCCTGGGTCAGATAGGTACCGTTTTCGTATGCCTCCTGGGAGAGTTCATTCATCCGCTCCAGGGCGGCATCCCGGTTTTTCTCCGCCGTTTCCAGCTTGATTTGCGCCTGGGTCAGTTTGATGCTGTTCTCGGCGGACTCTGCCATGACCTCGCCGTATTGGTCATACAGAGAATTGATGTACTCCTGGTAAGCCTGGGTTTCTGCGTTCTTCTTCCAGGCTTCAGTCTGTTCCCGAAGGGCAGCCGTGCCGCCCTCGATGCTGTCCGTGGTCAGGTCGATGCTGTCGGCCAGCTCCGGGACCGTCCGGGTGAGCAGAGCCAGAATGTTGTGGTACTCCTGGTTGCCCTCCACCGCACCGCCCGTGGCCGCCTCAATTTCCTCCAGCTTGTCGATGTAGAGGTTGGCGACCTCCGCCGTGGCCATGGTCTGGGTAGCCGTTTCCTCGTAGGTGGCACCCGCCTCGTCCATGGCGTCCTTCATGTCACGCGCGGCCTCGGTCAGTTCCTTTACCGAAGGAACCCCTGCATCGGCAGCGGTGGCCAGAGCGGTCACCACACCAACGACACCGGCCACGGCAGCAGTCACGCCCATGATGATGTTGACGCCAGGAATCGCCGCGGTAAGTGTCCCCATCAGGGGAATAAGCACCTTGGTGACGGCGGCAACCCCCGTGAGGACGGCAACGCCGGCACCCACGGCACCCACGCCGGCCATGATGCCCTTTACCAGCGCGGGATGCTCCTGCACAAAGCCATTAATCCCGCCGAGCACATCGGTGCCGATCTCAGCCAGGGCGCGCAGTTCCGGGTTGAACTCCTCGCCGATGGTAGTCTTCAGCGCGTCCCACGCGGAATCCATCAGCGTCAGCTGGCCGTTCAGATTGTCCAGCTTGACGTCCGCCATGCGCTGGGCAGCGCCGGTGCAGTTGTTGATGCTGTTGGTCAGGGATGCGTAGTCCGCATCGGTGGCATTCAAGATGGCCAGCAGGCCGTTGTAACCGCGCTGGCCTGCGATGGCCTGGGCATTGGCCACCCGCTCGGCCTCGGTCATCTGCTCGAAGTAGCCGCGCAGTTCGTCAATCGTACTGCCGAAGTCTTTCATGGTGCCATCGGCCTTGACCGCGCAATACTCATACTCCCCGAAGGCTGCGCCAGTCAGGGTCACGCCCTCCAGGAGTCCGTTGAATGTGTTTCTAAGAGCGGTACCGGCGATACTGCCCTTGACGCCGCTGTTAGCCATGAGGCCCATAGCCACGGCCACGTCCTCGATGCTGTATCCCAACGCGCCAGCCACGGACGCGGACATCTTGAATGTCTCGCCCATGATGGCCACATTGGTATTGGAACTGGTGGCCGCCGCTGCCAGGACGTCAGAGAAGTGCGCCGTGTCCTTTGCTGTCAGTCCGAAGGCGCTGAGGCTGTCGGTGACGATGTCCGACACCATCGCCAAGTCCTCGCCGGACGCTGCAGCCAACTGGAGGACGCCGTCCATGCCCTGGAGCATATCGGTGGCATCCCACCCGGCCATGGCCATGTAGCCCATGGCGTCGGCACTCTCTTTGGCGGTGAACTTCGTGGTAGCGCCCAGATCCTTGGCCTCCGCTGTCAGGGCCGCCATCTCCTGGGCGTTGGCCTGGGAGAGCGCCTCGACAGTGGACATGGCCTCCTCGAAGTCTGCGGCGATGCCAACACACTCCATGAAGGCATCCGCGATCTCCTTCAGCGCCATGGCGATGCCTGCGGCGGCCAGGGCATCCCCAATCGCCGTAACACCCTGGGACGCCTTTTCTCCAAAACTGGCCGCGCTGTCGGCTGCCTTGTCCTGCTGGTTTTCCAGCTCCTTGATTTTGGCGGTCAGTTCGGCATCCTTCTGGGCCAGGTTGCTCGTGTCAACACCGGCGTCCTTCAGCCGAGCGCCGGTGTTCTCCAGCTTTTGGCCCTGCCGCTCCAGCGCCGCCTCGGTGTCCTTGATGCGCTGTTCCAGCTTGACCTTCTCCCGCTCCAGCCCGGAGGTGGAGCCAGTGGTTTCGCCGATTTCCTTCTGAAGAAGGTCGTGCTGCTTTTGCAGGCTTTCCAGCTTGGAGCGGGTGGCCTCGATTGCGCTCTGCTGTTTTTGGTAGGAGGCGATGTCGCCCTGAACCTTATGTAGGCCCTGGATCTCCTTCCCCAGCCGGGAAAACTCCGCCTGGGCCTTGGAGAAGGTGCCGCTGAAACCGCTGTTCATTCGGGCGTTCAGAGCGAATAGCATCTCAAATTCCCGTTTACTTGCCATTTGCGGCCTCCTCCTTCTCCTCGGCTACCACGATGTTATTGGTTCTGATCCACTGGCGCAGTTTCCAAAGCGGAAGTTCCAACCAGTACGGTATTGGTGTGTTGTTGTTCCGCGCCAGGATCATGCACTGCTTTTGGAGCCATAACCCGCCGTCGCCGGTTACGACTCCCCACGTCTCAAAAAACGGCGGGCGCTCATGTAAATCTGCTGATAGTCCCGGATGGGCAGGGCCCGCAGCATATCCATGTCCACGATGCGGATGCCGTTGTCATCCCGGTTCACACAGGCCCGGACGGCCATGCCCTCCAGGAATTCCCCGGTGAACGAAGGCACCACCAGCGTCAGACCGTGCCGGCGCAGATCATCCTCGATGGCCTGGTGATCCGCACCCGTCAGCCCGCCCCAGTCGAAGGTCAGTTCCGTGACGGTGTGGCCCCGGTACTCAAAGGGCTTTTTAAAGGTGTGCGTGTAGGTCAGGTCATCAGGGCTTGCCTGGGCCTCGGCATCCAGCGCGGCCGCGGCCTGCGCCGCAGCCTCCAGCGAGGTGGCCGTATTTTTTTCAGTGCTCATGGAATAGCTCCTTTCTAAAATCAGCACAGGCCCCGGACAGCCATGCCGCCCGGAGCCTGTTTTCTGTTACTTGCCCAGCGCCTTACGCACCGGCTCCATGTAGTCCACGCCCAAAATGACGCACTTCATGTTGCGTTTGTCGACCTCCCACAGCTGCTCACCGTCCTTGTAGGCGGCGAAGTAATACACCACATACTCGCCGGAGGTGTCAGCAGAGCCCATGGGGGCCACAGTGCCGGGGGTGGTGGTCTTGGGGCGGACGATCATGACGTACTTGTCTGCCCAAAGGCCCACATCCGCCTGCTCCACATCCCAGTACTCCTCGGCCACCCTCATGTCCAGCTGGTGCTTCTTGGGGGACATCAGCTTCACCGCGTCCCCGTGGGGAGTGAGCCAGTTGATGGTGGTGGTCATGTTGTCCACCATGCCGTACAGCGGCACCTCCATGTTGCCCATCATCCCGGCGCCGGAAATCTGGACACAGGGGAAGACGATGGCGGGCAGCTGCACCTTGGCCACGCCCATCAGGTTGATGCTGTCCTCATAGATTTCCAGGTTGATATAGGCCGCAGCCTGTTTATTGCCCATAGTTTTGCCTCCTTCTGAATTGGCCTGCCCCGCCTGGGAAATTCCCAGACGTTTGGGATTTTCCCAGAGTCAGCGGGGCAGCCGGATTATTACGCAGCCAGGTTCAGTGCGCTGGTCAGGTAGTCCACATCGAACTCCAGCGTGAAGTGGATCTCCTGGGCCGGGACGGGCGGGGTGATGTAGATGTGGAACGAGATGATACCGGCCAGCAGGCTGGTCACCGGGTTCTCCGAAGCCTTCAGTTCCACTCTGGCCCCCAGCAGATACTCCTGGCTTACCAGGCCGTTCAGCCAGATGTTGCAGGTGTCCTGGATGTTGTCCAGCAGCCGCAGGTTCATCGGCTTGTCCAGCTTGCTCCAGAACGTCCGGATCAGGGTG